ATATGAAACTTGAGCAAATTAACCCTAAACATAGGTGAATCCACATGATTAGGATTAATTTGCTCAAGTTTCATATTCAACCTCCAGTTGAATCGTTTATAAATAACCCCAACGGGGTTAGCGGAAAGGCAAGGAATTGAACCTCGCTACAACCACAAGCACTCTACAGCATAATGCTGGTCCATACTTGCGGTTGGCACACTGCCTGTGTGCTTACCGTGACCTCGTGAACATGAACATTCAATCACAAGGACATTGCATGACAACTTGCCGTAATTCCGATTATGCCCAATTTCGTATCATACACAGCACCCAAACCCTAGCGATGCCACCTCAAATACGACCATCAAACATAATCTACAGATTATCCGACAAGTCATCCATGTTGAACAATGTAAACATTGTCCGTGCCATTTTACGCCGATATACGATTCTTACTCGTACTCACTAGGCTACCCTATGGCTCCAACCGCATCCCGTTCCGAATGACGAACGCCATTCGGTGACTGCAAGTGTGGCGGAACGATTCGTGACGCTCATTCCTGTCGTACCGCTTACCGCCAATTGCCCTAAGCATCTAGGGGACGATATGCCGTTGCCGACCCCAATAGTATGAATCATGGAAAATCAAATTGCAAGTCATTCATCCCGTTGACTTTTCAGCGATATCTCCCTGAGCATAATGCACACGAGATTCACGCAAAGCACATGAATCAAAACGGCATATACCCATCGGTAACATGGCATCGGTCAGGACCTTCCGCCATGCCTAGGTGTGTGCTTGTGTGCGTTTGTGAATACATGCGCATGATTATACTGCACCATAATGTTTTGACAGGTGATTATGGCACCAAATCATAATCAAAAACAGCCAGTCTGCTCACCTAGCCACAGGTACACACGCATGGGGGAGCATGGGGGGGTACGCCCCTACTCACATTTATTTATAATAGGAGGTAGAGCCAATGCGTATAATTTTGATATGAGGGGTGGGTCATAAAAAAATATAATGTGTTATATTTTTTGAACTAACAGTCCCATTTTCGCAATGCTAATGCTTTGCGTGTTGGTCGTCCTTTGGAGTCTTTCATTGGTCCCTGCATGCCACCCATTCTGGCACAGAACGATTTGCGTCTTGCAGCCTTTTTGGGGGATTTGGCTGCTGCTTTCGCTGTGACGGGTGGCTTTAGGGTGCCACCTGTTTGTGCTTTATAGGAAGCACGACCTTTAGCGTTTAGTCCGCCTTTAGGGTTTTTGCCTTCTTTTCTTGTCCATGCAGCAGTTTTGGGCATTACCTGTATCCTTTAGTTTTTTTCGCTATTGTTTTAGGTTGTTTAACAAACTGTTTACCTTCGGCGATGCCTTTGCGTTTCGCTGCACTAGTTTTGGCGTACTCTGCCGATGACAAGTTTGCTATAGCCTTTTTTGGTAGGTAGCGTTCACCTGTTGCTTTGGGTCCTACAGTGGATGGTTTACCTGATTTGGTTGTCCATTTTTCTTTAGTCCATTTGGACAATGATTTTTGTTTGCTGGTTTTGGCTCCTGTGTAGCCTCCACCAGCCTTCTCATAGCGTTGTGCTACGAGTTGGGCTTTGCGGGCTGACCATTGTCCTGCAGCACCGCCTGATGTTCCTGCTTTAACGGAGGACAGTATTCTTGCTCGTAGTTCAGGTTTTGTGTAACCCATTGTTGTTGTCCTTTTGTCCACGCTAAACCGTACTTATACAAAACCAACCATAGGTTGGTTTTGTCCTTAACCATACAAGACTGGGTGCAGGTCGTGTAACTCCCTGCACCTGTTACACGAGTCCCCCCCCCGTAGCCCCCCCCAATAATGTTCCCCCTGTTCCCCAGTAATATGATAGGATTAGTCAACAATTCAAAATAGGAACCTAATGCATAATGGCATGGACAACATTCTAGATGAACGGCAAGAAAAGTTTTTAAACTGGCTACTAGTACCTCAATCACATCGGGTTCCAACCTCCCAAGAAAAATATGCGGAACAAGTCGGCGTAGACGAAACCACATTACGCAGGTGGAAAAAAAAACCGATGTTCAAAATGGAATGGGAACGCCGAGTCGCAGACCTACAACAATCACCTGAACGAACCCAAAAAATTTTGGATTCGTTATACGCCCGTGCCTTAGAAGGCGACAACAACTCCGCCAAACTATACCTACAGGCAACGAACCGTCTAGCCCCAACCCAACTACATGTTGAACACTCACAAAAACCATCAGAAATCTCTGACGCAGAACTAGATGCCCTAATAGCGTCAGTCGCTCATTCTGAGGTTGAGTCCCGTAAGGAACAGAAACTACTATAAATGAGTCGGCTAATAGAGTGCCCAACCTGTGGTTGCGAGTATCCTCCTGAGGCTACTCGTTGGCTTTGCCCACAATGCGGTTATAAAGATTCCTGTTGCGAGGGTGAGCCAAGGAAGATGAGGGATTATGACAACAACTAACGATGCAATGTACGATGCGCTAGTTTTGTTGTATCCAGATGCAGGCAAAACGCTAGGCGATTTGCTGTATACTCATTGGTCCGAAGTGGGTTTAGAGTATCGTGGTACTTTGCAATATGACTATTATGTTGAGCAGGGTGCTACGGGGACAACTTTAGGTGATTTGGCAAACGATTTCTGGTCTGAGGATTATGTTAGTTTGTTAAGTTATGATTATGAAAACTTTGATTTATGGTTAGAGGAAGAAATTTTTGAGTATTATGACACTGTTGAAGAACAGATGATTTTCAATTAGGGAACGAAAGGTTATATAGATATGGCAACATTTAGCAAACTCACATTACAACCAGCAGGTGCCACAGGCACAGGTTTGGGCATTAAGGTTGCGGCTACCGCAACTGCTGGTACAGCACTTCACACGGCTTCTGCTACAGCGACAACGATTGACGAGATTTGGTTGTATGCAGTAAACAGTTCTTCTGCATCAGTTAAACTTACAATTGAGTGGGGTCAGGCTGATGCTCCTGATGGCAACATTGAGGTGACTGTTCTTCCTGAGGCTGGTTTGGTTACAGTAATTCCTGGTCTACTTTTGCAGGGTAATGCTACGGCAAAGGTTGTTCGTGCGTTTGCTGGTACTACGAATGTTATTGTTATGCACGGGTTCGTTAACAGAATTACGGCGTAACTATGGCTAGTCGTGGAACGATGGGCTATGTAAGTGGTTCGGCTGTCCAGTCTGTTTACGCCGAGGTTTATGGTGCTGCTACGGGTGGCTCATCTTCTTCGTCTATCACTGTCAGCGGTCAGACATATACGCTTTTAACTTTTACTGCTGATGCAACTCTTACGGTTTCTGCCGCAGGTTTATTTGATGTTCTTTTAGTTGGCGGTGGTGGAGGTGCTGGCGCAAACAGTGCTGGGTCACAAGGTATTGGAGGTGGAGGTGCAGGTGGTCTTACTGTGCAAACAGTCAGTCTTGCTGCTGGAACATACGCAATAGATATTGGCGCAGGTGGCGCACAATATGTCTCAGGTTTAACAACACGACTTGTTAGCACCGATGTAACTTCTCTGTCTGGCGTTGGCGGCGGTAAAGGCGGTGGTTATTCTAGTGTTATTGAACTTGTTGGCGACAACGGCGGTTGCGGTGGTGGTGGTGCTTCAGGTATTGCACCACGAAACACGGCTGGTTTAGGCTTACAAGGTTTTGCTGGCGGAACAGGCACTACTACCAACGGCAACGGTGGTGGTGGCGGTGGTGGTGCAACTGCTGCTGGCGCTGCTCCATCAGGAACCGCTGGTGGTAATGGTGGCGCAGGATATGACGCTTCATCTTTTCGAGGCGAATCCGCAGCAACAACACGCTACGGCGGTGGCGGTGGCGGTGGCGGTGCTTCTGCTGGTACAGGCGGTGTAGGTGGCGGTGGCAATCGTGGTGTTGCAGGAACAGCAAACACAGGTGGTGGTGGTGGTGGAAACACAACTATTGCAGGAAACGATGGTGCAGCAGGTGGTTCGGGTATTGCATTGGTGAGGTTTAAGATATGAGTCAGTATTTTGCACAGGTCGTTGATGGTGTCGTTACTGATGTCCGTGTTGCTTCAGCAGAATTCATGGCTGCTAACCCTGACCGTTACCCTGGTACTTGGGTCGAGACATTCATCGGAGTTGAGGGTAAGACATACGCAGGTGTTGGCTACCTATGGAACGGCACAGATTTTGCATTGCCAATTTTTGTTGAACCGATTGTTGAGGAGTTGTAATGGCTGATAGACGGCAACTTGGTTATGTAAGCGCATACACGACTGTTACTGCGTATGCAGAAGTTTATGGAACTGCTACAGGTGGCACGGGTGTTGTTGCTGGACCAACTGGCTACAACTACACATCGTTTACTTCTGATGGCACTCTGACTGTTACT